CTCTATAAATGATAGTAACTTGAAAGTAGATTAGAAAGTAGTCTGATTGGCAGTATATAAGCCATTGTCAGACAGTATCTTCTTGGCCTTGTGAAGGCGTTTAAGATACCTATAAAACGTGCTTTCCGATACTTCCAACTTTTCAATGATATGGCGGCATAAATCGCCTGCCTGCCACTCCTTCGAACCCATCTCGGTTAAGAACCTTTTATCGTCAACGGCCTTGTGTGCGCCTGGTTTCTTTAGCTTGTCTGGATTGAGGCTAAAGTTCTGGCGGAATAGCGGGTAAGACCATTGGACCACGAAGGCATCCATAGGGCTAAAGTTTCGTAGCGTGACCTCGCAGGTAAATGTCTTCTCATCCTCTTCGTGAGGCGTGAGGACAACCAAGCTGTCGGGATTACGGGCAAACACACCGCTACCGCTGAACCTATCAATGGCCTCTGACCCACTCTTGTTACCCTTGGAGAAGTGATGGGAGAGGATGATTGAAAGATTGTGTCTTGTTGCTAGATACTCAAACTCATTCATCAGCGTGGACATATCACCCGCGCTGTTCTCGTCCCGATCACCCATCAGCATATAGTTCGGGTCGAGTATGATCGCCTGGTAACCCTTGCCTTCAATCTGCTTCTCAATCATCGGGCGGATGAGAGTAAGATCGGCAGCGTAACCACGGAGCGTCCACACATCAAAGTCATCGGCCTTGTCTTCTAATCCTTTGGCCTTGATAACATCCGCCAACCGATTGCGGAAACTCCACTCTTGGATCTCGAAGTTGATGAACAAGACCCGCGACATCTTGCACTGCTGCCCCCACCAAGGCACGCCAGCGTGTAACGAAAGGGCTAGGTCAATTAGACTCCAACTCTTAAACGCCTTGCTCCCTCCACCCAGCAACATCTTCCCGCCTCTGTGCAGCATTCCCTCAATTAACGTCTCTGGTGCGGGTAAGTCTTCCTTAATAAGTTGTGCATAAGATTTGATTGGCGGCCACTCGTCCACCTTCGGTTTGATACCTAACGCTACTGCTGGCTCTATCATTTTCCTCCTTTGCAAAACCATAATAGGCTTTGCATCTTGTCTTCTCTCTTTGCCCCAGGAATCCTAACGGGTTGGCTGGGTTTGAATGTTGCAGGATCGCATCCCAACGGAATAAGAAAAGCTTTTAACTGGTCCACCCACTCGTTCTTTGGTGGCATCTCAAACCATCCGTGCAAGCTCTTTCCGCCAGTATCCACGACAGCGTGTAGTTTCATACTGAATAAATCGCGCATCAATTGGAACACCGCGCCCATCTCTGGCTTGGTGAGTACATCTGACTCGACAACTAAGAACACCCTATGCTCAACCGTATCGTTGGATCGGCTGACTGTACCCTGCTTATAGCTAGCACCAGTTGTATACTGACCGATTGGTTCACCCAGCTTCTTCCACTCGTAAACTATGCGGAAGTTGTTTGGATGCTTACCGCTGTCGGTGACGTTGCCTATCCAGATATTGTCAAGAGCGTTGAACATCGATAGGAACAACTGATAGTCCTGCGCTGGATCGCCAAGCCTGGTCGGACTTTCCTCGTACATATCCGCCGTATCCCAATTGTAGTGAGTCAAGTACCGCTGCTTGTTTGATTCTGCAATCGTCTTAATCCTATCCAGCACCTCGGTGTGCGGGTCTTTCTTAATTACCAGCTTTGGTACGGATGTACCTCCAGACATAATGTTTACTGGCTTGTAGAGAACATCACTCGATATAGCTCGGCGCAGTTTGCGATTAGCTTCATCACGATACGGCGTGCAGGAAGTATGCCAGCAGAAGATAGTCGGCGCGCCATCCACGAACACCGTTGTATCTCGAATGCGAGTGTGGCTTGTATGCGCTGCTTCACCTGGACACTTACACAGCCCGTGATTCTCGGACTGCCAATCCACTTGGCCTACGATCTCTTCAGCTTTGCGTTGTGCGGTTGTCATAATTAAAATTCAAACTGGCTCTGATTCAAGGGGAGAACACACTGAGGAAACGTCCCGCCGCAAGATCTCCTTGCGTACCACAACGCCAGTTAGGTTATTTGGTTTCTAGTTCTATTGCCTTTTTTGATGCCTCAACAATATCCTGCGCTGTTATATTACGTAGCGCATTGCACCAGTATTGCGTCTTGGGTGTCTTGTTGGTCGCATCCTTACACTTAGCCTGGGGCAGTCCAGCGTGCGGACGGCAAGGTGCGTGTGGGCAAACGTCTGGCTTAAACACCGACACGTTTAGCGGGTAGTAAGTCATCCGATCATCTGGATGGTACGAACCCCACAACGACACACACGGCGTGCCAAGCCCAGCAGCCATATGATTGACCGAACTATCGGGCGCAACAACAAAGTCAGCACCGCTGATAATAGGGAACAGCGAGCGAACAGACTTGGTGCAATTGAATAGGTCAATCACCCTGGGATGATCCACCTTGAAGTTGTTTGAGTTGTCAAGCCCAATAATGACGGCGTGATGCTTTGGGTACGCCTCAAGCAACGCCAGCACCGCCTCCTGCCCCATCGTTGGCGGGTAGGTGCGGGTCGGACCGCTGGACGAAACGTGGTAGGCAAAGAACGGACTAGGCAACGGCCACTTACCCATCGCCTTCAACTCTTCGTGGTCTGGCTCGATAAGATGCAGAACTGGCTTACAATACTTAGCCATCGTCTTCTCATCCCACACACCCATCCACTCGTAGATCCGCTGGTAGCAGTTGCCAGGACCAGTACCTAGCTTCGTGTTGCCAACCTGCCCACTAAACAAATCGTCAGTAGGTAGGTGCGCGTCAAAAGAATCCCAAGCTTCGAGCGATGCAGGCAACGGCCACAGCTTTGCACCCAGCCCAGCGTAGAGTGGCAGATTGCGAGCAGGAGCGTAGACCTCAACAACTCCACCAGACTCCTGCACCAGGTAGTTAACGAATGCCGTGGCAATGATTGCGTCACCGATTGCACCAGCGCGGTAGACGGCTGTTGCCCCACCAGCAGCACGACCAGGCCAGTAAGGCTTGATCTTATGTGGGCAAGGAACGGACTCGTCCCAAGTTGGTCCAGTTAGCTCATCGGGCAACACATAGGTATTGCGCGGGTAGAGCATATTGTCATCGACTTTGTGGATTGCGTTTGAGTTGTTTGTCCAGAGTTTCATTTGGCCTGCCTTTCTATTTTGTGAATGAAGATCGGAGTCTGCTCACCTACATACGCGCCTGCAATATTAAAATCGAAGTATTCCAAAGCCTCATCGTATTCCATCCCGTCCTTCATACATATCTTGACAATCTTATCTGTGTCGTAAATCGCGCACAGACTACCGCCAAACGAATTGCCAACGCCTACAATCGCGTCATCGAATCCGTCAGCGAACATAATCGTTTCAGCCTCTTCGCCGTACTCATCCACTATTTGATCTCGTATGTTCATTCTCCCTCCACAACTTCTTTGCACACCAAGCTGGCCGCATCCACCATCGTTATAATTTGGATCATATCTATTGCGTGTCCGTGAGTCGCGCGATCCCTCTCAACTACAAGCTTGTCGCGTGCAATTGAAAGGATTTCGCGCGCCCACTTGAGGCGATCTTTAGCCTCGACTTGCATTACGAACCTGCGCGCATCCGAAACTTGCGTGGCTTACTCTTGCCTGCTGCTGACAGCGCAATGGCAATCATCTGCTCGCGTGATCGCGGCTTACCGCCTGCTCCACGCTCGCTACCCTTCTTGCGGTTATCCCTAGCCAACTCACTCATATTCTTACTTACGTCTTTACCTAGTGGCATTGTGACCTCCTATGCTGTTTCTTCACCGACTACATCATCCCAAGTAGCCTGCTCCCCGTGCCAGACCTGCGACTGCGTCCGCAGCCAATTAGGTTTCTCGCTTGGAGTGGTGAAGCTTGATTCTTTCCAAAGCACATTGTTACCTGGAACAGCCGTGATGCGTCCATTATTAAGTGCAATGAAATGGTGTGACTTGGTTTGCTCTGGAGTCATAGAGAACCCATCTCCGTAAGGCTCGGCTGTAAATAGATAACGGCCAACCTCCCAATCCTTCTTGCTGGCAATCCACGCTCGGCAAGACAATCCCATCAGATACTCGTATTCGATTGTCGTAAAGTTCCACCCAAAACAATCCCAGCGTTGAGCATCGTTAATGTCCCAATCCATAATTGCTATCTCGCCGTGAGCCAAGGCGTGCAGAGGCAAGCCTCGGTACAGCGCGCCACATTTGAGCATAACTGTGCATCCCCAAGCTCGACCAGGAATCGCGGTTAGACCAAACCAGACAGCATCCTCTATGCCCTGCTTCTCGCCATCAGACACAAACTCCATATCGCACTTGACGTACAAGTGGCGGGGTAGATTGGCAGCGTGGGTCATCGCCAAGCTGGTCCAGTAAACCAAGCCACCAACACCCAGCGCGTACCCCAGATAGGCGCACGCGCACGATGCTCGATGTAGGATGGAAACCAACACCCTGCTCCCTGGTGTGTTATGAATGTGCTGTTCTCCATATCGGCCTTAACCTGCAACCCGCCCAGCATATACTCGCTAGGATCGGATAGGTTAACCACAGCTGTCAACTTGCGTACTGGTGCTTCGGATGTGTAGGTATCCCAATGCCAAGAGAACTTCTGTAGTGGTCGATACCGCAGGATCTGCAACTGTTGGATGCCCTGGATGTCGAAACGCCATTGCTCGGCATTGATGCCTTCCGTAATCTCTCGCATCACTTTGTAGATCCACTCGTAATGTTTTGCGAATGGAATCCAGCACGATGAGCAGGTGCGCGTACGCGATACCGTACGGGTCACGCCGTCCTTGGATAATACTGGCGCACGCTTCATACCAATGATCTCTGCGTCCTGGCGCAGCATCATACATTGCGTATGGGTAAGAACGTAGCGATCTACGCTGGCGGTAAGAACCTTCTGCTTAAACTCGCTCATTTAATTTCCTCGCACAGTTCAAACAATGCCTTGTTAAGCGCGTAGGTGAAGCAGGCCATCTTGTCTTTTGCCAAGTGATGTTTACCAGCATCGGCCATAGCCTCGTAAAGATCGTTATCAATATCAATCATAATCCTTACGGAATCGCACTGCTCTGTTTTGATTAACTTAATATTCTTTCCAGCTTTTCTTTTCCTCATTTGTCCAGTTCCTTTCTTATGATTTCAATTAGCTTGAAGACCAAGTAACCCGCGCAATAGATTGCCGACAAAGTAAGAGTGCTGTAAAGCAAAAACCAACTGATTACCCAAACAACTCCAGCAAGATCAAGTAGGCAGAACATAATCGTTTTCCTTTAGTTTCCGTAGTAGCGTGCGATTATCTATCTGCACCCCGCTTGCCCTGCACCACCAGGAAACAACCCCCGTCTTAAAGTCACGCAGCAGCTTCTGTACCTCGTGCGAGTTCTTGTACTCCAGAGCATCGTTGAGTGGCACGCCTTGGTGATCCTTAATAATCTTCATACCCTTAACCATCCCTCGCTTGCGTAGCATCCGTAGGTCGCGGATAGCTTGGAGTGCAACCTCCCCAGCCAACTGTTGCAAACGATCATCGTAATCGCCACGACAAAGCTGCGTGGACCTCACCGACCTAGCTCCACCAGCTTCGCTTCGTCAGCTTGAATCTGGTTAGCTAACTTAACCAGATCGTTTGATTGTCCAGCGTAATGAATAATCATCGCATCTTTATAGCGGTCCAAACCAAAGTGCGATTCAACGCTCGTCATGCAGTTGAAGGACGGGTCAAGCTCAGTCAGCGGGATATTCCACAAGTGCGCCATAACGTTGATCCAAGTCTGCTCGGCAAAGTGGTTAGGATGTAGGCCGATTGGTGGCATTGATAATATACCAACAGCCTTGGTATGAACTACGAACACGCCAGTGTTGACGTAGAACTTAGGCTCAATCACTCCGCCAAAGGCAGCAGCCAGCTTGACCATCTCTGGCTTGCGATCCAAAAATGCTCCCTCGTCAAATGCGCAGAATAAACCAGCGTCTTCTGCTAGGTTAGGACAATCGGTTGTCATTAAAACATCAGCGTCAACAAATGTTACCTGCTCATAGTTCTTCGTTGCCATAATGTTTCCAATTGCAGACTTGGAGTATTGGCTAGGATGAGTAAGAGGCTTGTCGATTAAGATAAAATCAATGCTATGGCGTTTGCAGTATGCCTCCATCCTTGGCCTAGTCAGATCAATGATCTTCTTCCACTCGTCACCAAAAGATTGCGTTACTAATGCTTGTTTCATTTTTTACCCCTTCCACTAGGTTTAACTTCTTTCCACACATTAAACTTGTCATCCAGATCCACTGACCAAAGCATCAGCGTCTTGTATAGGCCGTAGCCATATCCATACCGTAAAATGGTCCTGCTGATCATATCACCTAAGTAATAAAGAATCCAAGATAAAGACTGTTTCATTCTCTAGGATACTTATTATTTCCTTCGTTATCGCAGAACTTCTGGAACGATTCTTCAGTTTCTGACTCATCGCTTTTGCTTGTTTTATCTCCATAGTTCGAGTAAAGCCAAGGACGAGGCTTGCTAAAAAACTCATCCCAATCTTTGTCTATTTCTTCTTGGTTCATAATCTTGGTACTTCCTTTCTTATTTGTGCTAACACGAAGAGCGACCTTACCAAAGCACGCTCCAGGTGGTCAATACTTGTTTCGCCGTTATTATCTGGACAAGGTGTAGACTTGTGCAATTGCATCTGCGCCGTGGCCAGGTGGCGGATGGCTCTGGCAATATGGTAATCGTGGGTAGGCCGATCTTTCAGTAACCAATCTCCATATGCAGACTTATCAGATCCTTTGCCCATAACACGCCACACAATCTCCTGCGCGGCATTACCCATCTCTTGAATGGTTGGTGCAGTCATTTGGCTAAACTCCTATAGAATTGGTCAAGCAATCCTTCGAGCCATAAGACATCTGCTGGGTCGATCATAAACTTCCTCCCATATTCATAATTGCTGTTCTTGCATCAAATGACTTGCGCCATATTTTCTTCATTAAGAAATCAAAATTCCTTCTCTTAACTGATTCGGACACGTTCCATAGGCCAACGCTTATTTGTGGCGATGCGCTCTTGACCTCATCTGAATTGCAATATGAATCAATAACAAAATCTGGCATCGTTCCACTCACTAAAATCAATTCGCCCTTGTCTCTATCCTTTACCTTCCAGAAGCCATCCTTTGAATGCTTAACATCAATACCAGTATGGGGAAGATCACCGCAACTTTTTCTGTATGTGTCAACCGAACCATCCCAATACAGCCCAATAAATTTAGCGAAAGCCATCTCTGCACCAGCACCATCAATATGCTGCCCCCAATACCGAACTGGATCTCCATCGTACACATTTTTAGATCCCTTCAATATTGCGCTTGCATTCCTGGCTGTGCCAACAGCAACAGCAACATTCATCTCGTATGACTCAAGCTTTACCGCGATCATAACTTCATCCCAGGAGGGGTATATCCTTTGACCCAAGCCCACACCTTCTGCATAGCGCAGAAGGCGATACCAGCCTGGTAAAGCTCGTCCTCATCCCACACCTTCGTTGTCAGCTTAGTAGCATCGTTTGATGCTAGGACCACCGACACGCAGGCACACTTAGGATTCTCGCTTGCGGCTCGGTATGCCCAAAGCTGGGCGCAATCTGTATCGTAGAACGGATCGTACTTTGGGTTTACCTTGCGGTTCTTTAGGTCGATGATAGCGTCACCAATACCGCGTAGCTTGACGTAGGCATCACACCTTCCCGCATAGCCTGCGCCGACAAGACCCTTCTCACACCAATACGTTTTCTCGACATTTTTACTTGCCCATTCTCTAAAGGTTTCGATGTAAGGTTTAAGGATTTCATCTGTGGAGCAAGCTCGTTCCAGAAGGATGTTTTCCATTTCGGTATGCATCCTCGTGCCGTGTTCCGCTGCCTTGGTTGTCGACTCTTTTGAGTCCTTGACGATCCTTTTCGCATAAGCTTCGAGCGTTTCATCTGCCTCCTTCGGAAGTGTGAGCGAGGACATAATGGCCTGCTCAATCTTCCACGCCGTCAATTGCGGCTTATCCATAATGCCAAGCACGCTGGTTACGGATGGGTACAATCCCATCTGGCGTGCATCGGCTACGGTTGTGTTTCTTTCTTTTCCGTTCTTGCCAATCACAACGTGGGCGGATTCACCCTCTGCTGTGTACCAATGTCCCGCCTGGTCAGTAGCGACCAGACGGGAATTGGTAGGCTCTTTCGCTGTGATTGTAAGAGCCATTTGATTTAGAACGGCACTTGGTTGCCGTCTGCGTCAAGCTCGACCTTGGTGGCCGTGGACTTGCCAGCAGCGGTAGCAAACTCTTTGGATGCGCGAATCTTTTCCTGCAACCAATCGGGCATATCGTTGAACTGACCAGCCTCACCCTGCTCGATCTCGTAGTACAACTGATCGTTGGTGGTGGTAGCTGGTGCTTTCATTCCCTTGGGAAGTTTCGATGCACCTGCGATGGCGCAGTATTGCCGACCTTGCTGGCTGGTCTTGTGAATCAAGGTCAGCATAGCTGGCTTGCCCAATAGGTTCTTCAAGCTGAATGCCTGGAGTTCCTTGGAGGTGAAGGTTTGACCGCGCCATTGTTCGAGAAGCTTGCGAAGGCTTGCTTTCTCGCCAAGACTACGGGTCTGCTCGATGGAAACGACCATAGGCTTTTGGACTGTGGTACGTTTGCCATTCTCCTCTACCTCGTACTCATCGGTTTGATCGGGCAACTCAAAGGTCAAGCGGACTTTTGGTGTCCACTTCTCTTGGTTGTCCCAATTGGTTTTCTGGTGGCCTAGATCGACTAGGCTGTAAAGAACACCTACAGTAGCTCCCGCTTCTGGTAGTTTGCGTTCTTGTTTTGCTGATTCACTTAATGTCAATGCCATGTTATTTCTCCTTTATTTATTTGGGTTTGTTGTTGTTGGGGTAAGTTCGTCAAAAGCTGGTGACTTAACGTAGTAGCCTTGGGCAATCGTTGCGGTCTTTGCATATTCGATGGTGACATTGGCAGGCGCGATCTGTCGAGCCAATTCGCACACGCTGTCGGCGGTTAGTATGACCAGCCACTCCTTGCGACCATTACGGCGGAAGAATACTGCTGGGATCTTGCCTGCTGGACAATCCCGCTTTGATTGTTCCATCCACTCTTCGGGTTTGAGTGCCTGGCAACGCTTGCCTTCGATGTGGAAAGGGAAGTTCTCGCAGACTACATCACCGCTACCACCCTCTGGATTGCCTGCGTATTGGGCGGTCCTTCTAGCCTTCTGCCAGCCCTGCTCGCGTAGGTAGTTCGCTAATTCTCGTTCACCCGCTGCACCCTTTGCCCTGCTGTTGATTTTGCCCATCCATCGGTTCTAGGCAAAACCTCCTGCGCGGTCGATAAATTAGTTAGTTCCGCCAAGTCTTATTAGCGTGGCTAATATCCTCATTAAATCTTCTAATCATTGCCATCATGGTTAGCTTCTCTACAATCTTCTTGTTCTTCTTGACCCAAGCAACAGCCTCATCGAAGGATTCTGTGTCCTTCAACCCTTCTTCAAACTTAGCCCACGCCTCTTTCTCGTTCACAAACTCTTAAATACACGCCAGCCCCCGCCAGTCGAGGGGCAAAGTTTAGTTGTTACGGATCTGCACTTGGCGATTGGCAACAGCCAGAAAAGGTCATCGTTCATCCCCCAGCAGGCCACATAATCCACGCCACTGATGGCGCGCTTGGGGATATTAAAGCCATTGCCAGTAGAAGTAGTGAAGCGATACTTGGTGCGACCAGGTTCTACGGTCTGCGCGGTCTTAACTTGGATGCGGTAGAACTTTCCACCCTTCTCCGCGACCACATCGTACCCTGCAAAATCCTCGTAAGGTGTAAGCACGTTGTACCCGCACCGTAGCAACGCGCCAGTAACGCGAGCTACCCCAACTGCTCCAACTTGGCGTGATGTTAATTTCATCCTTGACGGCTTTCGGTTTTTGCTAAAGACTTTTCACTATGAAAGCAATAACAATGATAACACTGACGGCGATGCTGATGGCATCGGTGATGGCTGATGACTTTGCTGGCGGAGTATATGACTCTGGAACTGCCGTATTCAGCGGTGGTAAAGGATTGGCCATAACATCCAATGGATTGATAGTAGATAATGGCATACTCAAACAAACCCCTAATGGATGTTACTCTTCATGTGGCGATGTTTATTATGGTGGTAACGAAATTGCAACAAAGAGTGGATACCTTTTTTACGGCTCAAATGGGACAAAGGTACAAGTTGGTCAATATTATTCTGGAACGGCTGGATCAACCTATGTGTTTGAGGACGATTTAGAATAACTAACCACCTCCAAATGCACTAAGTCTATTGTTGATTCTGTTTTCAAGACCAACAATAAACTTCTTTCTTCTTGGGTCAGCACCAGCCCTTGCTCTTTCATCATTTAATTGTGCTTGGCTTGCTGCAATCATAAGTTGCTTTGGATTTACTCCTCCAATAGCAGCAAGCGTCTTTGGTCCAATAGCCCCGTCAACCG